AGCTCACGATTCTTTTCACGGACCTCACGCACAGTCTTAACATAGAGCACCTGCTCATCCGTTGTCAGTGCGTCAAAGTCTTCTGGTCGCTCAGGAAACTCCAAAGGTGTGGCGCGTGGGAACTTACCAAATACTTCAGAATTTCCCCAACACCACTTTACTGCTTCTAACACGTAATTGTTAATTTTTAGAGGTGTAGCCTGGATAGCATTCAGAGCCTCGACATATAGTGGCATGCCAAGCTTAAGGCGGTGCTTAACAGCATTGCGCTGCTCTTTGTTGGAACTACGCACCAAGGGCACCTGGGCTGCAGTTGCTTCGTCCAGGTAACATCCTGTATCAAAAGAAACCCAGGGCTTAGGTGCCACAATCATCGGTGCCAACATCGGCTCCTGCCAGGACGCCTGATAGTCCATGTTAGCTAAAGCCAGAGTAGCTTCGTCCGTAAGCCCTATACGCTTTTCAGTTCCTTTTTTAGTGTACTTTTCCCAGGCCTCGAAAATACCTGAGCCTTTGAGAACTGCACTTAGAATTGGACCGCCAACCTGAGCTCTACGGTCTTGGGTCCACTCTGGTACAGAATAGTTGGACTTCGATGCAATTGCCCTGGCCGCAGTCTCGCGTCCTTTAAGGCCTGCGTGTTCTTTCTCGACATACTTGGTAACACGGCTAAATAAAGTTTTATCACGTACCTTTAAACCCTGAGCCCAGACCTCTAGCTCGACTCTGTGTCCAATCTTGGTAAGTAAGGATGTCTTCTTACCATGTGTGATTGTCGAGTCCATTGCGGCGTTCAGACCGATGTAAGCAAGGATGTCTGGGTCACAGTCAACCAGGTCATCGCGCCAGGCACAGGGCTTACCAGGCCTTGACTGCTCTTCTTCAATAGCTTCTCTTAGGCACCTGGCTACAGCAGGCAGAGCGTTGTTGATGAGCAATTGTGGGTTATTCTGCGTTGAAGGCCTGTTATTTTCCTCTAGCCTTTTAAGGTATCGTTCTCTTCCGTTATGAAAAAACTCTTTCTCTCTAAGTAATTCTTGAGCCGTTAGCTCTTGTGTTACGTCTAGCATTACGCGTATCCCTCACAGTGTGTTCTAAAGGTGGACATAATTATTATGGTTAAAAAATAACCACTATGTCAGTGCAGGTTTTGGTTTTTTAAGTCACTCAAAAGGTGCATGACATCCTCTAGTTTCCTTAGGGATATACTTAAACTTTCTTGTATAAAGAAGCCTTCATCACGGCTTCCTTTATGGTGGTGCATTTCCTTCAGGTCTTGCTCAATAATATGTTTGAGCTTTGAGCAAGCCACGTCAGACCAACGTCTAATGTGGTCGTATTCAGACCCTGGGGCAGGTAGTCCTGTACCTGGCTCGTCACTTACACAATTGACCAGGGACAAATGTTTCTTCCAATTCTTACTATCCATAATGTTTAATCCTGTTAAAAATGTCAAAAGGGGCTTAGGCAGCCCCACGAGTCTCAAGCTTTCTCATAATGGCGCTGAGCGCATCAGGCTTGGTGTGGACGTATTTCTGAGTTGTAGCAATCGAGCGGTGACCTAGAATCTTTCCCAGGGTAATGCTGTCGACGTTATGCTCCATAGCCAGCCTTGTAGCGCAGGTGTGACGAAGGACATGAAAAACAAAGTGCTTGTCGTTCCTGGCTAACGCGTCACGCGCTTCTGCCCAGGTGTCGTAGAATTTACGATGGGTATAAGGTCCTGCTGGACGCATGTCTAAGGATGCCAAAGCTGACCGAGCTTCTCTGTTAAGAGGCACCAGGCGCTGGTCGCCGTTCTTGGTATCCATAAGAGTTATATAAGTACCGCAGTCACTAACGTAGCCCTGTGTTTTAGAGGTGGCATTATTGATGCCTAGAATCTCACCCAGCCGCATTCCAGTGTTGACGCCTAAGGTCACAAAGTGAGACATCCAGGGCTGGTTGCTGTGGTCTAAATAGTTGACCAGGTCAATAATCTCTTTGTCGCTAAAGAACCTGGGGCGCGAGCTTTTGACCTTGTGGAACTTCATGCGAGGCTTGCGCTCAATAATCTCGTGCTCCACTGCCAGGTTAAATAGGCAGCTGAAACATGCAAGGTAGCGGTTAACAGTGTTGTCACACAGTCCAACCAGCGCCAGGTGGTCAGTAAATACCAGGATGTCTTTGACGGTAAACTCGCCCAGGGGCTTATCTTGGTTGTCCTGGAAGTTAGCCAGGCGTTGAATCATGAACTGGCAGTCCCGCAGGTGCTTGTCGTGCCAGAGTCGATGCGCGTTGGCATCCATAAAGGTAGTTAAAGTTTCCATTGTGATTCCCTCAATAAAAAAGGCCCCTCACGGAGCCTGTTAGTGATTAAATTAAACTGTTTGCCGATAGTAGCCGTGCAGTTTCATCCAGCCGGTTTTTGTGCGGCGGGTGTACCGGCTTTCCCCTGTGTCGTTGACAGTGTTATTAATGACTGCCGCCCAGTGCCGTTTGGTAGTCATGCAAGCAATGAACCTACCGCTACAAGGCAACTCATTAAGATACATTCCTTTGGGTGTTGGCACTGCTTCCCAGCCTCTGGCAGTTAGATAGGCATGAGCGACTGGAGTCACACAGCCATTTGCTACACCTCTCACAATACCGCCAGTTGCCTCTTTGACCATTTCGGTCATTTCAAGTCTGACCCGCCGGTAGGGAGTATCGGTCGCAATGGCTATGGCGCGTGTGACGCAATCACCACCTCTTCCGCGATATCCAGCATCCTTTCGCCCACCATCATTTATAGTAAGTTTCATAGTGATTCCCTCAATAAAAAAGGCCCCTAGCGGAGCCTGTTAGTGATTAAAAGTTAACGACACACCTGTGTAGGTCGTATGCCACAACACCAGACAGGTGCCTGGGTAAACGGTCAGACAGTATCTGTACCTGACTTGCTTTGCTGAGTGCCCAGACATTGTCAGAATGGTGGAACCCTGCAGGGCTTAGCAGGTTGACGCCTTGGTCAATAATTAAGTACCTGGCAGTTCCTATGAAATAACTTGCTGCATTACCCAGATTTTCTAAAGCGTCATAAGCATTGCTAACACCCAACGAATCCAGGATTGGAGACCCTTGGCCTTCTATAAGTTTTTTCATCTCTTCAGTCTGCTGTTCAATCGCTAGAGACATATACTTAGTGCTCATCTCTTCAGCCTGCTCTTTGGTCAGGCTAGAGGCATCGATTACTGCCTGGTGCTTAGCAACAAATTCGTCGTGGCGGGCTTGGATGTCAGCGGTAGATTCAAATTTAGTAGTGTTCATAATAATTCCCTCAAATCGTTGGTATAAAAAAAGCCACCAAAAGGCAGCTTTGTGTGTGTTTACATCTGTATTTCGTGGTTTTACCTGTGTAGAATCCATTGCCGCAGGAAGGGCCCATAGCTCAGCTGGTTAGAGCAGTCGACTCATAATCGATTGGTCGTAGAGTCGTCACAGGCGCTTCCTACATTAGTCAAGCAATGGACATTGCTGTTGTAAGAACTAATGTAGGCCCTTCATAGTCATCCTGGACTTAGGGGTCTTTACCTTGGTCGGTGCCACAATGTGGGCCAAGGGGCTGTCATCTGTACTGCCGTGGGGGGCCACCCCGTAATCACATCAACTGACTACATGTACATAATATCAACTGCCCCGCCGCGTTGCAATAGGTTCTACTAAGGTGGACATAACTCTAAAAAAACCCAAGTCACCGAAGCAACTTGGGGGGCCACAGGCCAGTAACCACGCGGCCTCTGCTTAGCATCAGATGCGTTGTGGGCATGTGACCGTAAGGAATAATTGAGTCACATGTTTCATGAAATTAGGGGGTTCCTGGTGGACAGGCACAGTGGTTTTTGCTGACCTTTTCCGTTTGCCAGAACAGGCCACAGTGCTCACACTTTTTGTATTCTAAAGTAGGCTCAAGCTGCGGCTTATTAAAAATTGCATCGAAGTTATCTTGGAATTTGTTGTAATCTGAGAAGGGTCTGGGGGAGGAGCCTTTGCCTGCCATAATTTGTCCTTTTTGTTCTGAGTTGTTCTATAGGTGGACATAACTATTTTCGGCAGGCATTAAGGCGTTTTGAGGGAGGGGTTATTTTGGACCGCGTAGGCCCATCAGTTTATCGGCACCTTTAATACCGAAGCTGGCACTAACCGCTATAAAGAGTAGGTATTGGTAGAAATCAGGTAATTCTTCGAGAGCCTGGAAGCCCTCTTTGACACGGTCAATAATCGTAACGTCGTCGACGGTGACGGCATAGCCTATCAATAGTAGGGGTAAGCTAAGCAAAATTACAAACCACTCGTCTTTCCAGGATGACGATGAGGCATCAGCCATCTTGGCTTCCCAGTCTGCATCATTCTGAATCACGTTCATTTTCGCCTGGTGCTTGGCCTGCTTTTCTTCGGCCTTGTTGCTCATATAACTTCCGACCAGGTCAGTCAGTGGTCCAATCAATAGTTTAAGCATCGTCTGCAGCTCCTCTTATCATCGCAGCAACTTCGACTGCACGGTACCCAACCTGGGAAGCATAGCGGCTATCCAGGAGCTCGTTGGCAGCTTTTTCCCATTTAGCCTCGCGGAGAAGTGCCAGGGTTTTCCTAAATGACATTAGCCTTGGGATTCCCAGGTTAAAACTTAAGTTGACCAGGGCTTCCTGAACGCATGCAGGCAACTTATCGAAATACGAAATGTTTCGCTGCAGGTCTTTAACGGCGACATCAATGTCTTCCTCCAGCATTATGTGCGCGACCCGAGTTGTAATGCCGCGCTCCTGGATGTTGTGGCCTACACCTATTGTGTAAATGCCCAGGTGGTCCTGGTAAAGGTCCAGGCGCATTCCTTCGTGCTTAATTAACGTCTGTCTTATTTTATCAATATCCATATTTCAATCCTTCTTTTTACCGAGGAGCCCCTGAACCGTTTCGGTTTCAAGAATCCGAATGCCGAGCCATACGATTGTAAAAAGACTCGCAGTTGGTGGCAGCCAAGCGGCCAAACTTAGGACACCTGTGCTTGCCGCAGCAATGTCTATTATTTCTTTTGCATCAGCCATTAGGATACCTGCGGTAAAATTAAAAAGTAGTAAGCCAACGCTGCGCTCAGAATTAGGCAGACAGCACCCAATACGTTTTTGAAAAGGGTGTCAATCTTGGTAATTCTTCGCAGCTTGGCCAAGCGTATTTGTTCAAGTTTGAATTTGTGGTTCGCCAGGGATTTCGATTGCAAAAACAGCATGTCCCTCCAAACCGCAGGTGGAACACTGCGCCGCAAAGCTCGCTCTTTCTTTTTGATGTCATCGCGAATCCATGCGAGCGAAAGAGCCTCTTCTTGTGTCAAAACTTTGCCATCCTTGGCATCTGAAGTTTCAGATTCAATCGTTTCAACCGCAGCTTTGCTTGCTGTCAATGTGTCAAAAACCGCAGCGAGTCCGGTCAGGTGTTCTCCAGATTCTTTGACAGTCTTTATGCCATCATTGAGAGTCTTTAGTACACCCACGACTACTGAGATTTCAGCGAGCATTTAAATCACCTCAAAAGTTAGCAGGATGAAAAGCGTCTAACGCCTCTTGTGTCGTAATCGCGTCCAGAGCATCTTCGTGCGCGTTACTCGCTGCGCGAACGGCGGCTCGCTCTGCGTAAACATCGGCAATCGTAGTTGTACCATCTGTTGCATCAACCTCAGTCGCTCGCTCAATCTTCCACGCAAGTGCTTCGATTTGACGAGCAGCCTCGGCCTTAATGAGAGGAGCTAAATTGGTCTTGTGGTCATCTATGGCCCAGCTACGAACAAGTACGTCACGACTTTCCATAAAGTCATCGCCTACATCGTCCGGGAACGCATCTACCCAAGCGTTGTTTACTCGTTTGTAACGTAAAGAATCTGCCCCTGTTACGCCTTCAGGCATCTCAATTCCGGCTGGGTCTTCCCGCACAACGTACCCACGACTATCAATTAATACCTTCATTATAGTTCTCCTTTTTCTGCAAGCACGATGGCTACGTTATCAACTTGACTTATTGGAATTACGTTGGGATATGAGGTGGATTTGCTGCCGACATCCATCCAGCCATAACCCCAATCAAGCTGGTTAAGGTTGTTAAAGCTTGTGCCGGAGTGGTCATCCGCAGGATTTGAGTGCAGCCCGTCCCAGCTTATAATCGACGCGCTAAGACCGTTGCCGTCTGAACTAACACCTCTCGACAAAAGAAACTTAGAGGCACCGAGAGGAACAATACTGAGATTACCGGCGGAAGTTTGCCACGTCCACCTTTGCATATTACCAGTTGCCACATCCACAATCACTGCATAGGCGCCAGTCCCTGAGTAAACAGCTTTGGAGATTAGAATGGCTGTTTTTCCGTCCAAAGATTGAATCCAGTTCGGGGCAGGAGTCGCAGTACCACCGTCTCCGCTATTAGTAGTATATGTCCCACTCCAAACTGTGGGAGCGTCCCACTGGTTGTTACTCTCATCCCAGCGCCAGCGAGCAACGCCTATGCCGTTGGAGCGATGATGCATAATAACAACGTCATTGTTATCGCAGAGAATGGCCTTAGCGTGATTTGCGCCCAGGTGTTCTCTACTATCACCCTGTGCAGCTATCCAGCCCTCAGTAGGGCCGACAACACGATTAGCAGCGACTGAAGTTACTGATGTGATTGCTGCGCCCCATGCATGCCAGTCTGATAAGTACTTTGCGGGGTCTGGGAAGTTTTTAATCAACACGGGCCGCCAGTCTCTAGCACTGGTATTCTCTCTCTCAATAATTACAGCGTTACCAGAGTTTTGGTTATAACTAAGACCTCCTGAAGCAAGGTGATAATTCGGAGTCAGCATGCCATCAGCTTGGGCGCGCACCAGGTCGAGACCTGTACTACTTTGGTAGCCGCCGAAATTACCCGCAGCTTGGTTGAGAACATGTCTAACGCTGCGAGGTGTAACTTTAATGTAGCAAGCGGCTCCGGCAGCCTGATAGCTAGTAGACAGTGCATAACTTTGATTCAGCCCTAGATTAGTTCCTACGCAGGCAGTTGACTGTTGTATGGTGGCAATTGCATGTACAGGAGCTCTTTCACTATTGCCATTGGTAGCCTCGTTAGCCCCAACATCTAAGTGGTGGTTGCCTAGATACCCATTCATAGACGCTCCGATACCACCATAGCCTGCTTGATGGGAGGTTATCTGAGTCGAGTGATTCCATGCGCCAGCTTGGTTGCTGAACTCTGACATATAATTGGCGCTGCTATTAACTGATTTAGTCCTGCTTATGCACTGTAAATCGTGGCTGAAGAGTAAAGATTCCGTATAAGAACCATCGCCCGTCCGGACCACAAAAGCGGCTTGACTATGTGGTGAGTCACCTGCAACTCGCTTTGCTGATTTACCAAAAAAATCTGTTAGATTCGACATTATTTATATCTCCTAAAATTTAAAATACTCTCCACCCTTGGGCGGCTGAGTGATACATGAGGGTGATTGTGGTGTTGGCTTTGTCGATGGTCATTGACTGGGCCAATCCCATAATCTTTTCTGAGCCATTGGGGGCTACAACTGTGTTCACAAAACCAAGCACCGCAACATATACAACCGATTGACCTGCTATTCCTGCGGGTAGTGTCAGAGTTTTACCGGCAACGGTCACCGTCACGAACTCGTTCGCAGTCAGAGTTTTGTTGACTGCTGTGGTGGAGCCTTGCGGATGGGAGCTATATGTACTCGCTGCGGCTTGGACAGCAGCAACCTGATTAGTACCTGCGGTATTGACATTACCAACCTGAGTTGTACCAGCAGTGTTGACTGCGGTTACCTTCGTGTCTCCGGCATTAATGATGTCGCTCACTGTGGCTGTGACGTTGAGTGCCTCGAGTGTTTTGCCAAGGTACACTAAGTCTTTAGGGTCTGATGTACTGGCTGCCAAAGACTGCGCCTTGGAATCAATAGCCGTTATTAATGTTGTGAAGTTACTGTTTTGTACTGCCATGCGGCTATACTCCTAGGTTTAGTAAGTTTTCATCTTCGAGGTCTGTTAGTCTGGCCGCAAGTGCGGTTGAGAGTGATGCAGTTGTCACACTGCCGTTTGCAACAGCACCAAAGTCTCCCCACGAACCAGCCGAATAAGCCTCGAATGTGTTTGATGTTGAGTTGAAGCGGAACATGCCGCTGCTTGGTGAAGACTCACGCTGCGCTGTTGTTCCGACTGGCAGCTTGAGTGAGCCAGTGTTATTCAAAACCAAAGCCCCTGTGACTGTGCCGCCAGATTTCGGCAAAGCATTGGCAGCCAGAGTGCCTTGGGCAGCAGTAGCGTAATCTGACGAATCAAGATTGTTGAGCTTGGTGTGGTCAGCGTCGGTAAAGTTGTTCTGAGAAAGCTCACCGTCTTGGACACTGTATGTGGTGTTTGTATTTGTGTCTGTACTAGTAATCGTGAAGTTAGGATAAGTACCAGAGACAGTTGTTGCTCCAACACCTGTGAGGCCAACAGTCTGGTCAGCTTGAGAAGCCGTGGCAAATGCTGACGATGCTGCGGTGGCTGCAGAGCCAAGTCCTAAATTACTCCTGGCATTGGCAGCACTCGCAACATCACTTAGGTTGTTGCTGGCGACCAAAGTCCCAGACAAAGATGCATACGCTGCTACAAAAGAACTTCCCTCGTAAACCTTCATCACATCTGACGTAGTGTTGAAGTAGAGCATTCCAGCAGCCAGCGCATCACCATCATTATCGAGGGAGGGGTCACTGGACTTTTGTCCAAGGTACCTGTCATCAAAAGAATCAAAGGCTGCTAGTGCAGCATCTTTCGCGGCCACCGCAGCAGACTGTGCAGTCGCAGCATCGGAAGCACTGGTTGAGGCTTCAGAAGCCTTCGTTGTCGCAATGACTTTTTGTGCTGTGGCTAAAGAAACTTGGTCAGCAGCCAGAGTGACTTGAGCCGTTGAGGACGCTGCGCTGTTTGCTGAATCCGTGGCCGATGATGCTGCATCTGTTGCAGAGGTGCCAATTGAAGCCAGTGCAGTTTCAGCACCTGTCTTTGCGACAACTGCCGCATCCTTGGCGGTGACTGCCTGATTTTTTGCTACGACAGAAGCGTCTTTTGCAACGACACTTGCTGCTCTTGCAGTCTCAGCATCCGCTGCTTTTGTCGATGAAGTAGCTGCACTCGCTGCTGAGTTTGTCTCTGAAGTCGTAGCCTCAGCGGCTTTGGTTGTCGCTGCTGCGGCACTTGCGGCACTCCCTGTGTTTGAAGTTTCGGAGGCAGAGGCAGAGGTAGCTGCTGCGTTTTTTGAAGTCAGCGCGGCTGCTTGTGCCGTCTCTGCGTTTGTCTCAGCAGTTTCGGCAGCAACCTTTGCGGCAACAGCAGCAACTCTCGAAGCTTCAGCCTCAACGGCGCTTGCCAAATTAGCAGAAACTGCACCAGTAGCTGTGGTGGCTGCTGAACTTGCAACAGCCTGGGATGCTGCTGCTGCTGCAGCTGAGGCTGCTGCGTTTGTTACGGAACCTTCAATAGCATCTGTTTCTGTGCTACTGGGGCCCGTGGAACTAAAGAAGCTTGAGTTAGCCATTATTTCTCCACCTAATAGATTGTCGTTGGACGGATTGCCTGGAGAGTGCCTGATAGCTCAGCATCATCTGCCTGGCCTTGTATCTCAGACATAAACTGTGCGTACTTACCGTCGAACAACTGAGCTCGTTCATCCAGAAAATAGTCGGCTGCATATGTAAGTGCTGAATAAATGACAACGTCAGAACCAACGGCGACCAGGTTATTAGTGTCGCTGTCAGACACGAGTACAGGGAACTGGGCGTAGTAATTTACTGTCAGTGTCCCAGCTGCAGGTACTGGGTATAAGTTTATTTTGCCGCCTTCACGAGTAAAGAAATGGGGCATGCCTGTGGCACCTTGTTTCTGCATGTCGAGCATTTCGCTCGTAGGTAGTTTGACCAGGGCGTGGCTGTCACTGTGAAAATCTATTCCTTCCAAATAGTCATTGGGTAGAAAGACATGCGCGGTGGCAGCAGTAAAAGTATAGGTGTGGGACTTCTCCATAGACGGCAAGCGTAGTGTTCGCTGCACTCGAGAAATACCCTGGTTGATAAAAGTATCTGCAAGGGCATCAGTGATGTCGCTGCGATTTAACACGGCCTTAAAGTGTGTTCTGATTTCACCCTTGTTCATATTTTTATTTCCTCTTTGCAGTTTTAGCTGCTTTTTTGAAAGCATTTGCAGATGGGGAACCTTTGGTACCTGGTGTACGCATCTTCTCACCACTGCCTGCCTTAATACGTGCCCTTTTCTTTTTGATATTGTTGTACAGTCCTGACTTAGCCATTCGCTACACCTTCTTCTGCGTAGTTAAAAACGCATCCAGACTCTCTTGTTTCAACCTAGCGACAATGGCATAGGCAGGCTCTTTCATCATATCGAATCCTTCACGTAGCCACTTCTCATGTACTAGCACAGGTACTCGTGCAACACTCATGTAATCTCCGGCATTTGTACCAAGTGAGTCTTCGCGCTGTGAGCGAATGTTGTCCAGGAAGCTTTGTGGAATATGCTGCGTTTGTTGGATATTAAAGTTTTGCTCATCGTTATCGTCGAGAACTCTCGATTGGACGCTGTGCAAAGTGTCTGTGTCAGACATTAGTTTTCTCCTTAAGATAAAAATGCAGGTGGGACCCAGGTCGGGCAGTAAGGAGAGCGGAACCTGCTTTACCAGGTCCCACCTGCAAAACTACTTACTAACTACTGAATCAAGAAAGACCAGTAATCATTCCGCTGTCGCCAAAGTTAGTATGTTTTACACTGACTTCTCCGACACAGAAATGCGTATCAGCATCGCCTGTGCGACTAAGAAGTGTGCGAGTAAACGGACGCAGGACACACTGCTTGAACATCGAGGGGTCGATGAGGAAAGCGTGGGTGGCCAGCTGGTTACGGTTTATCAAAGTGCGGATTTCTCCGAATGGAGTTACCAATACTTCAATCGCGTTGACCAGGGTCTTACTAGAACCAAAGTCACGCTCACGGCTAGACGCTGTAGCAAAGTTAGCTACGATAGTTGCATCAGCAGGCTTAATCATTAGAACAGTAGGGTCGCTGCCGTTCTCATAACAATCCTGGTGCAACTCAAGCAGCTTAGCTTCAGTCAGTGCGTCTGTCGCGTTGGAACCTGCGTCAACAGTTGTTGAAATCTGCTGTGATACAGAAGCCATCTTACGAGCTCCTGAAGCAGAACCAACTACTGCCGCCTGGTCAACACCAATCATCGCTCTTTCAACATCGAGCTTGATGGC